GAGCTGTTCGTTGATTAGCTCGTTGTGCTTTGCGATGTTCGCTTGATTGAGTGGCCGTGTATCCTGCTATACCCCCAGCAAATAGCATAACAAATGCTCGAGCTACTAAGAATTGCCATGAAGTATCCTTAGTATGAATAATTTCATAAACTACCCAACAAGAAAATCCTAATACCGCAAAAAGCAAGAACATCGTTATTTTACGCCATCTATCAGCAGCTTCCATGTCTTCCTTAGCGCTACTAGAATAATCGTGGATTAGTGTTTTGTCTCCAGCTATATTCAATAATTCATCTATTCTAGCAAGACTATCTTCTGCCTTCGCCTCAGTAGCGTTGAGCTTTTTATCTATGTCATCCGTAATGCGATCGGCTTCATCACTCTTTTTGCTAAATGTTTCTTCAATTGTACGTTTCTGATCTTCGATAAATTTATTAACCGCCTCATTACGTACATTTTCAGATTTTGTAAATGATAGTTGCTGCTCGGTAGATATGCTATTTGATGAATCTTTTATGTCTTTTAAATCTTTGTTAAGTTCATCTATTTTTACACCAAGTGCTTCAAACTCGTTTTTAGCTTCAGTAACTTTTTCGTCAATGGTCTTTTCTGCGGTAGTTCCTTTAGCGGATATATTATCAATCTCTTTTGCTGCTGTACGCTTATATTGACCGACCGACCTATTTAATCCCGCAATAGCTTTGCGAGTTTCCTTTATATCCATAGCGGGTGTTAGTGAAGGAATGTATGACAATATACTATCAATGTATCCATTCATGTAAGAAATGCCTAGGTACGTATCATCGCGAGTGTTTTGCCAGTTATCAAAGTACGAACTTACGTTTGAAAGATAACTGCCAATATTATCAATACTTGATACTGATAATAGACGATTATCTGTATTATTAAGTCTATCCACTAAAAGTTCAATGACCAATTTTGCCCGATTGATATCATCGATTGCTTCAAGAGATGCATTACCAAGATCTACTTCATCAAACCTGGTTAATAATTTCTTGGCTGCAGCATACGTGGCACTATTCTGTATACGATCTTCCCATTTGCTCATGAGATATTATCCCTTTTTACTTAATTAATTTGCCACCCCTTATTTGAACTTCAACTATAATTATATCACTTTTGTTCTTGAGAACGGCTGCCCCCTAAGAGTAGAGAATCTTACTTATCCAATTTGATTAATTAGACTCCGCCCTAGACTCCAGGATTGACTCCTTGCGCCCTGTACAATAACAAACAAAAACAGCGAGTTAGAACTCTTATATCATTTTTGCCTTTATTGCCCATTATTTGCCTGTGTGAGCCTTTTGTCGGCGGTGTGCGTATTTCCTCCGCTAAGTGAAAAGAAAGCTTAATTATCTAGCCTTAGGAGCATGTGCTTTCGAGCGTGAAGGTTCAAGTCCTTTCATCCGCACCAAGGAGATTCGATACACACTCTGAGGAAAATACGCATAAAAAATAACCCGTATATCGCGGGCTATTTTAATTACCCAAAAATCACGAATCACACGATTCTCGGCGGAAAGAGGTGAGATAAGCATTTCCATAACTACGATTGTCCACCACAACAATTCCTGCCGAAAAGTGATTCTCTCGTCTAGCTCTTAACTAGACGAAATAACTAATTGAAAACCTATCAATGTTCTGTCATCGCTGACTGTCTACATACTAGCAAATAATGACATAAATGTCAATAGCCTTGAGCGTTTTTCATAGCTTTGTAAAACTGACTTTCTGCTAATTCATCTTTAATTTGTAGGTATATCTGAACTGTTGAGATATCGCTATGTCCTAATAATTTCTGAATAGTTATCAAGTCGCAGCCAGATATAAGCAAGCGAACAGCGAAACTGTGACGTAGCTGATGTGGCGTCATGTGTATATTAGCGTACTCCTTGAATGTGCGCTGCATCCAAACTCTAGCTGTTTTATCGTTCAATCTAAATAACGGACCGTAAAAACGATTATAGTCAGTTACGAACTCATCTAGCTTGAGTTTTAAACGTTCCGTTAAAAAAACAGTACGCTCCTTTGATCCTTTCCCCTTTACATACAGATTCAATCCGTCGATATCATCGTAGCCAGCTCTGCATAATTCTGATATACGAAGTCCAGTATCGTAAGCAAAATCTATGAGCATATTTACTTGCCTTTCATAGCCGCTCTCAGCTGTTTTCTGTAGTACAGACTGTATAATTCGATGTTGTATGTATCTTGGTCGTGGTTTTGCGTTCTTGCGTGATTTGACGAGGTTTGGGTTAATGCAATCTAAGTTCATGCGTTCTCTACACCACTTGAAAAACGCCTTTAGTACACGTTTAGCTGCATTGGTAGTTGATGCGGCATGATTCTTTCGATATTCGTAGAAATAGAAATCGAGCCATCTAATAGATAACTCGGTTATATTGGTTTTATGGAATCTGTCACAAAATCCTACAAACTGTCTAAGGCGCGTTACTCTTGTTGATATTGTGTCGGGTGACATGTCTTCAATGATGGCTGAGTAATGAATGAACTGAAACGCGAGCTCTTTGATATTCTCTGTATAGCATTCTGTTTTAAACAGATTGCTCATCTGCGACAATTCATTGATTACCGTAGATTTAGAGGTTGTAATAGTTGATATTGATGCATTCATTGTAGTCTCCTCAGAATGACTTAAAATTTTTACTATTACCTTAAACCCCAGATTATTATTCTACAGATACTTCAGATCGACATAACGTTTTTTATGACATTTAGTACAACCATAAACCACTAAATATGGACCCAGTGGACCGCAGTATGTATCTCCCGTCGGTCGGTTACGATCTATTCCAAGGCGCTGTTTATATAGTCTCCACTCATGGTTACAGTTACCGTCTCTTTTTGAGAATAATCTCTGCTGGTTACGTTTAGCTCTAACTTCAGTAATTTGCTTAGCAAGCTTATGTCTCGCTTTACTAACATCAAACGTCATACACCTGCTTTCTTACACAGAAATGAGAATAGTCGCGCTGGCTGATGTCCACGTTGAGCTTCCTCGACTAATTGCCAAATTCTGTATTCTGGCAATTTCAATGCTACTTTGCAATAGAACGAAAAGTAGTCGTGATTGTTAAACTTGTCGCAAAGTTGAAATGCTATTGATTCAGCTCGCCGCGTCTTTTGCCACTTGTCCATCGGTTGTTTTTCGTCAGACATAACTAAACAATTGTAATTGGTATTGAGATTGGGGTTTCTTTTAGGAAACCTTTTAAATTGAGATTGAGATTGCAATTGATGCGTCGTCACCTCTGTTAACCCTCCAAAATTAAACCCAAATCTAACTAGCACCATCGCTAGACAAGGGTGTTGTGCGTTATGAGAAAATCCAGCAAGACCTTTAGTGCTTTAGGGCTTGACAAGATTTTCTGTTTGTACGAGGAATTAAAAATCCCCCTCCCGACTTTCGCGCGGGCGAGGGATTTTATAGACCCTCTTGCGAGGGCGTGTCTAGTATGTAATCAGTTCCATTGTTGCAAATACTTAAGTAAATGTCAATAGTTATTCAGGTTTTCTTGTATTATCTCTGCTAAATCCAGCTGTTCGGAAATCCCGAACAGTTCAGACAATAAGAAATCCTTACTATCTCAACTATAAAGTAATCATTTATAGTTGAGCTTTACAGTGCGGTGCCTGGTAGTGTTGTCGGCCACGGGTCATCGGTAGTATAGCGAACATAGGTTGTTTTGTATTTACCAATAGAAGCTTGTGTTTTTACTTGGTCGCTTGTTAAAGATATACGTCCTGAATGGGATGTTCCTGGGCCAAGACCTGCATTGATATAAACGCCACCAGGGATTCGAAACCCTTCAGGTAATCTATCAAACATTTTCGTTTCAGTCGCCGACACAAATTCTGAAGAACCCATAGAAAACTCTACTATATCACCACAACGCTTAACTTTAATTGTAGTTGATGCAATATTTGCTGGCAGTGGGTTAGGTGTAATATTTCGCCAACCAGTATCTCCATAGTCTACTGCCCAGCCATTGACTGAATTTCCGCCAGTCTTTTTAATCCAACGGATAGCACCATTGGTAGCGTCTCTATCTATATAAGTTGAACCAACTGGCGCTAGAACTTTGCCGTTTGGCATACCATTACCTGCTATCATCGCGACGTCGCTTGCGCCAAAGGTCAATTTAGAGTTTTCAAGTCTTAATTCTCCTGTTAGAAAAGTAACAACGCTTTTCATATTCCCACCGTTGCTAGCGGATATAATAACAGAGCCTAAAGTTCTCTGGCGGTCAAACATAAAAGCCTGAATCTGCGCATACCTGGTTTTGATACCAGCTGAATTCTGCGCATTAAATATAATGATATTTTGGTTGCCACCGCCCATATGAGACATATTTAATTCTTGCCACCCAGCTGCTGAAGTGGTCGCCAATTCAAGCGGGTTTGCAGTATTTGTCGATAACACTAGATTACCAGTCATCGTATCGCCAGCTCTATTAACTTTATCTTGCAAGCCTGTGTCTATTTTCTTCGTGAGGACCGTGTCCTGGCTATCTACGTAGTATTTGTCGGCTTTTAGGGTTAGGTCTGGCTTGTTGTCTAATTGCTCATAGTCGGTAGTGCCAGGGTCTCCTTTGGGACCAGCAGGCCCAGGTGTTCCTTGAGGACCAGTCTGCCCTTGAATCCCCCGCTCACCCTTAGGTCCTGCGGGGCCTGGTACACCCTGTGGACCTCTTTCGCCAGTATCACCCTTATCACCTTTCGGACCTTTTAACTCCGCCTTTTGAGTTGGTGTTAGGTCTTCATATCTTAGCGGCTTGCCTGGCTCGCCCTGAACACCCTGAGGACCTTGAGGCCCAGTAATTACCTCGCCAATTTTAATCACTTGAACTATGCCATCAGCTGTAATCGTAACGTTAGCCATTCCCCCTCCTAACATCAGAATAAACAATTACTTTTAGCGGCTTAGTTTCTGGGAATGTCTTAATCTGACCATCTGCATATCTAAATTCAAACTCACCTTGTAATGTTATCCTAGCATCGCCATTAAATTTTATGCCGTTAGTATCTCCTGGCTGAAATTTCAGAGCATAAGTAATTTCGTTGTTTTCGCGGCTAATGATATTGCTGTCGCCAAATTCGCGTGCTATTAAAGCCTTGGCGTCGGCTGTATCATCGTCCATCTCCTCTTTTGCCATGAAAAATACTTTAAGACCAGCTTTATAAAACATCTCTGGAATGACTAGGGTGTGAGTAACTGTATCGCCTCGCTTAAATTCCATGATTACTCCTTCGCTTTCGGCGGCGTCTTACCGCGTGGCGCGTTTAATAGTGCGCCAGTTTTCGGATCATGCCAGCGGCTTAAGCCCGGCACGCCGTGCGCGTCAACTAGGCATTGCAAGCAATCATTATATGTCGAGCCTGGTGTCATCTGCGGCGTAGACTTACCGACGTGCAGTGTAACGCAGCCGCAAGCCTTGCACTCGCGAAAATACAAGCTTGATTTGGTGATGGTTATTTTCTGTTGATTCATGTTTTACGATTCCGCCCAAGCAGCTAGCTTGTAGTACCATTTTTCTACGACCGACCAAACACCAGATGCAGCAGCTACGAAGCTAGCTATTGCGCCGATCCAGCCGCCAAGCCCTAACATGTCTAGAAATCTTTTAAACTCTGGTGCTACGACTACTACTGTTAGCAGTGCTAGGCCAGCGCCGATAGTTTGCAGGAAACTGCGAACCATACGTCCTTTAGCGGTTTTAGCGCTAAATAGTGCTTTTACTTTTTCCATAATATCCTCCTTATTTTTTATTAAACTTAAACACTGATGTAATAAAATCTACAATAAATCGCAACATCTCTTCGATTTTAGATAGTCGAGTATCTACGCTACTATCCTGCTCCTGTTTTTTCTTCTCCTCAGCTTCGCGCAATGCTTTCTCTTCAGCTTCTTTGCGTGCTTGCTCTTCCTGGCGAGCTTTCTCCTCGGCCGCCTTTCTGGCGGTCTCCTCACGCGCTTTGCGCTCAGCTTCGGCCCTAGTCTTGTTAGCCAATAGCGTGCGCCGCTCTGCCGACTCCATCAAATCTTGACGTACCTGTTCGATACCCCAGCCTTTACTCATCTGAGATAGATAATGGTTTAATCCGCCGGCATCAGCCTCACGCTCTAGGATTTCTCTGTATGCTTGCTGGATAGCTGGCGCGTTATTTGGCGCTGCTGGCTTTGGCAGGTTTTCAACATAGGTGCGCACTCGATAAAACGTTGGTGCTCCGCGGCGAAAACTCTCGTTAATCTTGCCAAGGCGCGAAGCATAGACTACGTCGCCATCTACTACGCGTGTGACGGGACCTGGTATATGCACATTCTCTTCAAAAACATCGCCGCTCGTCACAACACCGATGTGTCCATATCCACCGCCATCTTGTTTCCAGACAACAATATCGCCGCGTTTCGGTGATGATACTACGTAAGCGTGGCCTTCTCGTACTAACTGGTCGCCAAAATCTTTAGCGTGACCACGTGCTATGAATGGATTAGGTACGCTTGTCATCTCTGCTAGAAACCACTTGACTAGCGATACACATTGACCGGTTAGATTGCCGTCTCGACCAGTATTATCAGTATCGGCTGGAAAGAACATATTTAGACGCTTGAGCGCATACTGATCTACGTTGATATCTATTGCCATTATTTATCCTCCTTGACATTAATTACCTCTTTAATCACGTTTGGTTGCCGCAAAAATTGCTGCGCCATCTGCATCGCACTCAATCCTGTGGCTACGATAAACAGAGTAAAAATAGTGCCAGCAAAAAAGTTTAATACCTTATTTTCAGACAGTACTATTACCTTGATTAGAAAATTACTATTCAGTTTGTCGTTTAACTCCGTTAGTTTCTTTAGTGAGTCGTCAGTCGATTTTTTATACTCTTCAAATTCGCGTTTTAACACCAGGCCGTCTAACTTTTCTAAGATTTGCGTAAGAGACGGTTCTACTACCTTCTCATTAAATACCTCTAGTCTTGCTAGGCGCTCGTTTTGCTCTGTATCTGATTTTGGCATATAAAAAACGGAAGCCTTTCATGATTACGCGTGCTTCCGTTTTTTGAGATCACACTTTGTTTAACTTATGGTTATATTTTACCACTTATACGATAGACAGACAAGGTTTGTCGCAGACATCTAGTCCTCTTTAGATTTCTTCGTATACAAAATAGTCATCGCTACAACGCCAACAGTTCTTGTTTGGTAACGTATTTTTGGGGCACCTTCCCAGTTAGCGAATTTAAGCTGAAAATACTGTAAAGATGGCGCGCCTGGATTTGTGTAGCCGTTTGGATATCTCTCGCCGTTCGACATATTCAGAACAGCATCCAGATAAATTAGCCTATCTATGTAGTCGAACGTTTCATTGTTTGCTCCAGTTTCTTCTGTGCCAGAACCCTTCGTAGTAAAAGTTATAGATTTCTGATAGATTGACTTTCTGTCAATCCATTTCCTGCCTGTATCAACCTCCTCAGAGCTGTAGTCGTATGCTGGTAGCGACGCAAAATCAACCTTTTCTGGAGTGATAGCTTTATCCTTTATGTTCTTAGTCTCAACTATACCCTCTTTTAATTTTCCGTCTGTATCAAGGGATTCTAGTAGAGCTTGCGCCAGACGATCAGCCCATGAAGCTGAGGCGCATGGCTGCACAATATCACCAACATTGCTACCATCATCTTCAGGACCTGCTAATAACTTCAGGTTTATGATACTGCTATTTGCTTTGTTGGCCACTCCTATCCAATCGCGGACAGTGCCCTCAATTACGTTGCCAGCAGAATCAGCTCTATAGGTTATGAAGTTCATTGCCGTTTCTGTACTCCAGCCGCTTAAGCCGTCAGTCATCAATGTGTCGGATCCTGCCGCGCGCGGGCTTATCACGTGCGCTACATTTGGATAAGATCCGTCCATTACTCGTGTAATTTTATCTTCTATACTTGCCATAATTTCCTCCTTTAGCTTAGATCTTTCGTACCAATATTGACGTACTCAAATACCACCCTTGACATCGCGTAGCTTACTCCAGATTCGGATGACGACCAGCCATATTGCACCCACTGAGCATCCTCATCAATTTCCAACTCTATATCTTCGCTTGCTGAATTGAATATATTTGGAACATTCTTTATTCCGCTCCACTGCACGCCTGGTGTACTCCAATACACTCCCGGCTCACTCCAACCAGTGCGGCTTGATGTTGCGCCAAAATATCGTGTTTCAGAAAAGTTCTGAAGCCCATCTTCAGTTTTAACGGTAGCATTTAACGTTATTCTTCCTTGTGGGCGCAGCAGGGTAAATACAGCTCTTAATACTCGCGCCCAATCGCGGCCAGTCTCCTCAAATCGAAGTTGTCCGCTTTGCGCGCTCGTGTTGAATAATCTTCCATCATCTGCCGTTTTGACACTCTTTGACAGTTCAACAATCTTATCTCCTTGAGTAATTAGAAAATGTGTTACGCCAGAGTTATCGTTATACAGAGTCATCCAATCGGCTCGAATATTCCACGGCTTCATCCATGCACCCTTGCGCTCAGCATCATAAACCCAAATTTGATTATTATAGTTAGCTGCGACTGGTAATGCCCAGTACACACGTCCCTCAAATGCTAATCCAACAGCTTTCTTGATAGCTTTGGTATTCAGCGTACTAATTGCATCTTGAATAGTGTTAGTTATTCTCTTGGTGGATAATACATTTTGTAATTGCGGCAGCGTACCCGTAGTCTTGAATCCATCGCGACTTGGATAAAGCAGATCGTTGTTGTAAATTACTGCAGCATCGGGGCTATCTGTACCGTCGGCTCCAGTGTCTTCCTGTACTTGCCACACAGTGATACTTTCATCGCCATATGATATGTTCGTTGGTGCGACATAGAATCGCTTACCAGCACCGTTCGTACCACTAGACAGAACGGTAACTTTTGGATCGCCCTTGCCATCGCGATACGGTCTTACTGCAATTGGCACTTCCTTTGTGCCGCTACCAACAGGCGTATAGCCACCTCCGTACCCTGGTGAGAAGTCTAGCTCGTGTCCATAATCACCGCCGCGCCAAACGTAGAATGGATTTTCTCTATCTCCAGTCAACCAAATGCGCCCGTTAATTACATCGCCGCGCGTGGCTTTTGGGCCAGCAGTATTGTTGTCTTTAGGCAAAGGTATAGACATATCCAGACTACGTGACCCATTATCAATAAACGTTACCTGATCCATCGGTAGTGCTGTTGATAGTCGATATAACGTTGGATCACCGCCACCGTCTACGCCAACACCACAATAGATGTTCCACGATTTGGCCTCTGTGCTGTCTGGACGTTTGATAGATAAGCTCTGCTTTTCACTATTCCACATATCTCGGTCGGTAGATATTGTTGTAGAGAGTAATGGTGAGCCTGCTGTCTCACCCACTGTAGAATTGAAAGTAACTGCATAAAATACCTTGAACCCAGTACCGGTTAACCCTGTATTCTTATCCAGTATTGGCACTGTTGGGTCGGCTATCTTCTGGAATGCTACAATTTTCATAGTAGAAATATCCAAATAACTCAGCGTATCCTCACCATTCATAATCAGTAGTTTGTTACTTATCTGCCTGAAGTGTCCGCGGGATGACTCGTGGTATTCTTTACCATCAATTACTTGCCAGGTAGCATCTTCGCCTTTAGCAACACATAATTTTGTCTTATCGTTAATTCGCTGCAAGCAGGCTAGCCAATTTATCGAGCTCTTACTGGTGGTACTGCGAAATTCTGCTAACTCGCCCAATATTTTGCCTAATGGTTGCGGACCGTACTTCGCTGTACCGCACCTGGATGTAATAACCGAATCCTGATCCAGAATCATGTTTTCGCATGACCGCAAACCTCTTAATGGTGAACGCCCGTCATCAAAGGCTGTTACTACACCGTTCTGCCAGTCCTGCACCGCCAAGCGCTGTATCTTTGGCGACTTCATATTTTTGGCAGGCTTTAGCATATATCAGACACTCCTGGGACCATATGTAGTGGTCGATAGCTAGCCTGAGCGGCATTGTTTTCAATCATCTTTTGCATCAGCTGGTTAGCCTCCTCAATGAGGTTGCTGTATTGATTCTGTAAAAGGATGTCGTTGCGGGCGTATTCCGCGGCGCACATAACGACTAGCCATATCGGATTATCTACGGGAACTGTACTGGATGCTCCTGTGAGCAGAGATGCGCGTAAATACACTGGCATTTCGATTTTTCCACCAAGCATTGGGTCGTCGTCTCTAATCGGGTCGATAAATAGTAACTTATTGCCAGCTATAGTGCAGTAGTTGCCACCCTTATACATTCCTAATTGTTCTGGTGGGACCGTGGCGTATTCTCGCACCTGATTATCTTTCCTGACCTTGATGGTGTCGCCTGGTATATCGCTTACTTTAAGCACTTCGTCTGTATCGATATCGTATGACTGTTTAGTGGATAATATACCGATGGAGTATGACGGATCGTACATTGATTGCCAGTCCACATTTGGTTCACTCTCCCAATGTTGTATGTATAAATTAGCAATACCAAGTATCTTCTGATACTTCTTGTCGGTTTCTGGTAAGTTTCGTACTTTACCAGTAGCTTTTAGCATGACTGCTGATACGAGTTGTCTAGTGTTCATAGCGTTTTCCTGAATTAAAAACACGGAGCCGGCTTATTATTGCCAGACGCTCCGTGTTTTTTTAGGTCACGCTGTTTTCTTACTCTTAATTATAGCATAAATTGAGTAATTACGCTCGCGCTTTCTTGATGTGTATTTTTGGATTCTTCTTACTAGTGCTGTTCCATTGTTTCAAAGTAGCGTTTACTTGCCTCTGAGTAGCCGATCTATTAATCAGGTTTTGTCCTATCTGGTTAATATTTATGCCCTTTACTGAGGTCTGGTTTGCTTTTGGTGCGGCTGAGGTTAGGCTGTTGATGTTTTTGACAGCAGCCGATATCAATGGCGATGATGAAGCTCTGCCAACCCTGTTGCGTCCAGAACCGCTCCGACCATTACCTCCACCAGACATCTCTTTAGTAATCCTATTGCCATCTACGTCAAATTGAGCGGCATTGAGGGCTTTTGCTTCCCACTTAGTTATGTAGCCCTCGGCCCGTAACTTATTGATGACGCCATTCTTGGCAAACATCTGCCCGGTGATACTCTTACGGCGCCCGTTAGTTAGTGCTTGCATCAGCTCCTCGTGGGATGATTCTTGTGCCTTCTGACGCCAATAATTGTCCATTAGGCTCACTTCCTTATGAGTAGTCATTGCCCCGTACTCGATTTGCTCCTTGGTATAACCAGACTCCCGATAGTAGCGTTCCCGTACCCAATCTGGCAAGTCCTTATGTTTGCCCATGAGGATGTCTACGGCGCTCTTGGCTTTATTAGCTTTCTTCTCGCCATTTTCTAGTTTATTCAGGATATCGTTGCCCGAACTGAACTCTTTCTTTATGGTCGATGCGCCATCAATGTTGTAGGCTTTCATCCAGTTGCTGTAGGCTTCGTCGCTTTCTCCCTGGGCGGTAGCGAGGTTTTTATAGTATTCCCGCTGAACATCACCTTTTTTATTTACCAGCAGACCATCTTGGATTTTGTATTCTCCCTTTTTCAGTCCGCGTTCAAAGTTTCTAGCTGTCTTGCCGGCTTCACCGCCGCCAGTAGATAGAGTACCGCCATTTGCTTTCTCGTCAGGGCGTACGGCATTTTTACCAAACAGCAAAGCTTTTGCCTGCGTCCAAGGGTCGTTATTGTCTACTTCAAAGTTAGTACGCGTTTTACCATACTTGTCAGTATAGGTATCAGCGCCTTCGCGCAACAATTGTGCACCCTCGGTAGTTTTCTTTATCTGGTTGCCGGCTGGTATCAATCCTCGCAAGTTCTTCTCGGTATTCTCCTTATCGCCCTGAGCCGCATAAAATCCAGCGCCTAGTAAATTACTAGCTGTTTGTGCGACGCCAGTAGCACCATCAAAGCGGCCGAAGTCGCTTGACTTGCCAAATATCTTTTCTCGCTCTGATTTAGGTATCATATTGACCGCTGCCTGCGAAAATGGATTTGCCTTTGCTGCTTCACCGGTGACTCGGGCTATTTTTTGCCCTAATTTGTCATCCTCACCATCGTCATCAGCATCATTGCTTAGTGCGTCTTTGATTGCATCAGCCATATTAACTAGCGGCTCATTACCAGTAATTTGCTTCATCAGCATGTTTAGCCCATAGGCTACCACAAATGCTTCAGCGGCTCGTACCGCACCGCTGGCTTCATCTTTGAATTGTAATCTCTTTATGTCTGAGCCGATTTTCTTAGCATGGGCAATGTTGTTTTTCCAGCTCTCGTTTGTTTCGTAGCTGAATTGCAAGAACATCTTACCTAGCGTCGATTTATACACCTGCGGCATAGCACCAATACCGCGTCCACCGACGGCTCGCTCCGTTGCTTGGTCGGCTGCTTTTATTAACTGGTATCCCGTCAGCCCTTTTCTCTGAGCACTGTAGTAGTTAGCGGCCCAGTTTAACTGTATGAATTTTTTCTCTACCAGATTCATGCCTGACACTACACTAATTGCGTTGGTGGCTTTCTGGTAGTTTGACTTAATAAACTTACCTTCAGTATCTGTGTAGCGCTCGCGTAGGAATGCGGACTTGCGCATTGCCTCTTTAGTATCTTTCTGGAATGCTGTTAAGAACGCACGACCAGTGTTGCGCAGTCCATTATCTCGGACCGTTTCTGGCAGGTTTAATGTCTGCGCTAAGGTTGATGATAGGTTACCTAAAATCTTATTAGCACCATTCACACTTTCTAGACGGCGGATAACTTGAACTCCTGCGTTAGTTCTGTCTATGAATGGACGATCTAACGAACTACTCTTGCCAGCCATCTCATTTACAAAGTCTTGTACAGCAATAGTAGCTTTGCTGGATATTTTGTCACCTTTAGCGAGGTTGCTATCTGGGTCAATGTGTGTACCATCTTTTCTCGCCATATCCATAGCCCTCATTGATGACTCTATTTGCCGACCACGGGCAATCACTGGCTCCATATGGGTATTGTAGAGCATCACATCGGTATAGTATTCAAAAGCCTTGCGCGGGTCTTTTTCGTAATCCATCATACCGCCGCGCCGCTGCTTCTCGTTAGCATTGAACTTATGAGTTGGTTTGAAATCAGCTGATAGTCCTGCTAATGAGGCCGGTATCTCGCCTCGGGCTTGGCTTTCTATATCTCCCTTAATACCTACTGGTGAAGCGGCTAGCAGCTTATCTACGGCGCGGCCTAGCATGCCGCTACGTTTCTCGATATGAGGCATGTAGTTTTTAAGGTATGGGACTTCATCTTTACCATACATTCGCCTAATCTCATTCAGGTTCTCAATCATTGAATCATAGCTTTCTCGCATAAACTGATCGTATTCTTTGACGCGGGCAGCCGCCTGTTCGCCATATTTTTTCGCGAATGCCGTTTGCATACTTTCATCAGCAGCACCTACTGGGAATTTACCTTCGGTGTACATTCCCACATCTTCCCAGAACTTCTTTTCATTCTTAAATCGTGGTCGAGCTTTATCTACATACTTAGCTATTTCCTTGTGCTTACCTATGATATTTTCAACTGCATCAGCATAGTTAGCGTATGCCTCGGTCTTTTGATAGTACAGGTCTTTGAGTAGCTTCTGCCCAAGTTCGTCTTTAACGTTTTTCTCGACTAAGCGATTAAAGTTATCTGTTATGCCGCCCTTGCTTCTATCTAGGGAGCTTGTCAGGTGGTCAACCTCTAACACGTCAAACTTACCGTTCGTTTGGTGTACTACGCCAAACGGCGTTACTTGAATATAGTTACCTTCAATTTCTCCCGTCTTTGGATTACGGACGAAGCCACCATCAATTGAGTGCTCGCCCACTAGCGGCACAACTGCAATACCACCCTCACGACCAGGATTCTCATACGCCATAAACTCTTGGACCTCACCGTCTTGCTTAGCGGCATTTAAGGCTTCCTGGATTGCTTGATCTCTATTAACCTTATCTATCTTTTTGGACTGACTTTTCCATATGTAAGCAGCTCGCGAGGTTGGCATCCAATCGCCATATTCGCCGTCATCACCAACATAGCGACGTTCAAAGCTGTTAAAACTCTTCTTGCCGTCGCGGCTGCGCTTGGTGTGCAAGCGGTATTCATAGTCGCCATCCTGAAATGGCTTCGTCCAGTCGTCTTGTATGCCAGATTTAGTCTGCTCATACAGATTTCCCTTAGTTAGCAAATGTCCTTCATCCATTGGTACGTTCTTGAACTCTTGTGCTTGGCTTTGTTCTAATGGTTGAGATTCAACAGTCTGCCGCAGTATTGAGTCGGGTGGCTGTTCGTTAATGGTGGCCTTAGTACTGTTTTCCAAACCAACGGAATGGCGTTCGCTACTATTTTTAGCTGCAAGCGCTTGTTGTGCATCGGCAATAATATCTGGGTCTCGACGCAGCTCTGCTAGTCGCTGTTTACCAGCGCGCGCATTACGGCGAGCTTCTAGTACTCGATGTATCTCATTGATGAAACTGTCGATATCGTCATAACCCATCTCTTGAGCTACGGTATCGATATCTCTCTTGCCGTCTAGTCTTTTATATCTTGACGGTATATCGTTGGCTAATTCTCCTAAATAGTGCTTTAAGTCATCTACATGCAGACGAGGTATATTCCAATCGCCGTTGGTGCTTTGGAGGTCGGCAGCTTCGCTCACGAATAGTTCTGGGTAGTAGTTGTAGATTTCCTCGTCTATGGCTTGGCGTAGCTCTTTGGTCATCTTTGGCTTAGGATTGTTTTGGATATCGTCTATTCGGTCTTGGAGAGAGTGCTTGAAGCGTAGGTCGTTATTGACATTTTGAAGGACATTTGGTATAATGTCATTGAACCCGTTGTCTGGGTCGCTAGAGGACCGTCCAGGACGTGAAGGTTGTCGGCCGGATTCATCCGCAGCAACAGCCCCCTCTGGGGAATAAGACATAGCAGGCTTGTCGTTTGGCAAGTCTTTGTTTATGTTAAAGTATGTTACCAGATTAAAATCTTTACCGCTATATTCAAGCTCGGCAACAATACGATGGTGGTTATCTAATTGTCGTTCAAACACCATGCGCTTACCAGTCCTACCAGTGCCTGACATGTATACTACATCAGGGTCTGAGAATACATGAGGCAGAGCCCTGATATCTGCTTCCGTTAGAGGGTTAGCGTCTGCGCCATTCCTGCCTAATCCCGTAAGGTGTCCACTGTTTCGCAAATGATTTACGGCATTCTTATCTATAATCAACCGAGCTTTTTTATTAAAGTCGGTTGATCGTAATGCTTCTGCTACTTTTCTAGCACCATCTTCAGATAATTGGCCAACAACGGACTTGATTTGCTTGCCCCGTCGGACAGAATTGAAGGACCTAACAGCCCGCTCGCTTACGTCAGAATCAAGGCTCATTGTTTTAATCCGACCATCACCACCTGGTACTTGTTGGGAGTTGCGGAACTTCCCCGTCTCCATCTGAGCGTAGAACTGCTTGATGATGTCTTGCTTGCCGATGAGTGATTTTATGGCTTCAGTAATGCGGTCATATACTGCCAGGACCTTTTGAGGAATACCTAATCTAGCGCCTAGACGCACTTTATCTTCACCGTTTAGTCTTCCGTTATAGTATTCGCTAAAGCCGTCTGCGAGCTGCTCCTCAGCCAGTAGGTTGATGTCGTTGCCATATTGCCTGCCATATTTGTTTACGAGGTAGTCGTCTCCGTAAGCCTGGCGGATAGCGTTTAGCAGCTCTGGCTTGTTTTCTGTACGTTCTAATAGCTTATGTCCTAGTTCGTGGTTTAGAGTGTCTTCTGTAAGCTTGTTTAGATTGATTTTGTCAGTCTTTGGATCGTAGTAGCCTAATGCTTTTCTCTGCATTTCATTTTGCCACTCGTTGAAGACGAGCTTTTCATCACCTGTCAGCTGAAGCTGGCGTACTAATAATTTGCCTTCTTTCTGTATATCATTAGTCAATTCTTGAGTACGCGCTTCCTGCTTTTTGAACTTTACATAGTCTCGTATTTTTACGTTATTTTCGTCGAATACCACATAATTAGTACTCTCTGCTTTGCTAAGGTCTCGGTTGTCGGCATTAAATAGGGAGTCTGCAGGATAAACGATTCCATCAATACCAGCACGGTTTAAGAACAGAGAGGCTTTCTTTGGCGTCATACCCCACTCGCTTTGCAATTTATGGTATACAGATGCCCCAGATTCGTCAGTGTCAAACGGAATCGAATTAGGATAACTTCCATCGTCTCTTACGCTAGTTCCCCATTTATCAGTCAAATTCTCAATAAGGGCTTGCTGTTTTATTTTGTGCTTTTGCTCGGGATCAACAGCGTCATACCAACTTAAGAAGTCGAAGTCACGACCGTCATTACTGGTGAGTCCTACATTATACAGGTTTTTACCAGAGTCAGCATTATCAATTCTTCGGTCGATTTCTTGTTCAGCGGCATGTCTCTTTTCTGAGCCATTACGTACAACTTCATCTAGCTCGTCAGCAAGCTTATCGTACTTTTCAGACTGTGCGAGAAAATCACGATCAAAGCCAGTTCCGGCCATATCATTTGCCTTTTTAGCATAACGTTGACTCTCCTGTCGCAATAGTCCGACCTGATATGCTAGTTCATCTGGGTTCAAATCGGACATAACTTTGTGCCCGTTCCTAGTCAAGAATTGTTGAAGTTCATTGGACATATTGTCTTTATTCACATATAAACTATCTCTAAATTCACCAGAGCTTAGATTGTTTTTTATTCGTGCACGATTATTAGTGTTGCCGATATCTGCATAATGCTCGCCAATCCCCTTGTTATCAGTGAAGTATAGCCCCCAGCCGAAGGATTGGTTTCCCTCGCCAGAACCAATATTATTAGTGGAGAATTTATCAAATGTATGCGGTGAGCCATGATATAGGTTTGTTCCATTAGGCACCATTTTATACCTCACATCCTGCATTGCTCGGTTCTGTACGCCTTGGGTGGCTTGTTCGACAAGATAGTTTTCTAGCCTGCCAGTAGTTTGTTGGCGGGCGACTATGGCGTTTGTGTCGCCCCGTTGGATATCAGAGATGTTTTGACTAACCGCTTGCTTGAGCGCTGGTGAAGCGTTTGGCATGGTGGCTTGGATTGCTTGGTTAGTGTCTACCGATTGAATAGGGTGAGCTTGGTTATTATGGTTGTTAGCGATATTAACTTCTACCGCTTGGCGGATTGAGTTGTTTTCTGCTGGGCGTCTAAAGAATGATGAGTATCCCGTTTGCTGGTTATTTACAGGGTTTATCGCTGTGTTTACTGCAGTTTGAGCTTGCGTCTGTGGTTGTTGCTGTGGCTGGATTGGCTGCTGAGTCTCTCTTTGCGCTAAGGCTTCTTGCTCTAGCCGTCCTGCATTGTTTTGGCGGGCGGCTATGGCGTTTGTGTCGCTTTTCGCTGCCGCATTAGGGATATCCGCGCTAGTCTGTACGCTATTAATATTTTGAACAGCTCTATTTATCGCACTGTTCAAAGTACTTTTACCCGCCTGAACACCCTTGCCGGCGCCGGCCATTACGCTGCCGCCAAAGGCTCCCAGCCCGAATGCTTGCCCATAGTCTTTTATTCCGGCGTCTAATCTGCCGTTATCGGCTACATCGCCCAAAAACGTCTGAGTAGATTCCTCAAGTCCTTCTTTAGCACCATCTTTAGCAATTTCTTTAACTGTATTCAATATTGCCTGTTTTGCAGTTCGGTCGGCCGCCTGTTTTGCGGACTGCTTGCCAAGTGATTTCAATAGCGTACCGCTACCGCCGAATGCTAATCCGCCGACATCAATAGCCCCATCCAGCAGCGTAGCTGTTCTTTGTTCGTCGCTTAATTTCTCTACATTTCCATCGTCCTTAACGCGGTACCCGCTCATTGCTGCACCAATCTTTGACGGTGCGTTTATTAACCCGCTAGCCATACCAGACGGCAGCTTGGCAACAAAGCGAGCGTAGTCCATGGGGTCGTTCCACTGGAAGCCCTCTTTATTATCACTAGAGTCTACCCACTTCTCATAACCGCTGAGTACGTCATTAACAGGCTTTACCGCTCTTTGAAAATCTTGTTGATTTTTTGGACCGAATAGTCCATGTCGCCCGAATGGGTTTAGATAATCAAAAAAGTTTGCCTTTTCATTCTCTTTCAGGCTTATCGGTGCATTAATTCTCTCCACTTTCTGCTGAAGCAGCGGTGTTGTCCTTTGTACTTGTTGAGCTAGGGTTGGCACTTTGTTTTGGTTAGCTATATCGTTCAGTGTTTGGTTTCTATTTTGATTCTGATAGACAAACTGAGGTTTCTGCGCCTGTTGAGGCTGCTGTACTGGTTGTTGGACTGGCTGCGGCTTCGGCGGCTGTACGGCCATGTTATGTGCTTGTATCTGCTTATTCTGCTGGTTAGCCCAATCTTGCTGTCCTTGCGGAGTAAGCACTTTTGGTGCATCATTTGCTGTCACCTGTGGTTTTAGCTGATTGTTCTGGCTATTCAGATTTAATTGCTGAGTAGCTTGATTAGCCTGTTGGAGGGGATTAAGATTGACTTTCGGTGTCGAGGGCTGTGATATAGTAGGCGTCTGTGCATTCTGACGAATCCATGCTGGCTGCTGCACAGTTGACTGTTGTACTGGCTGCTGTTGTACAGGCTGAGATTGTTGCTCTTTGCGACGTTTCTCGTCATCATTAATCCAGCCTTTACCAGTAAAGAAGTTACCTAATCTCTGAAAAAAGTCCATACTATAAATCCCCTCCTAGCTGCTTACAGGTATTGGTTTTGGCGCTTGCGCTCTTCCTCTTGCTTGAGGCGCGTGTCATATATATTGACCGTTGGGTCGCTACCTGGTGTTGTTGGGTTAGATATGCCGACTGACGTGTCACCACCGACTTTGTAGGAATCCAGGTCTTTAGCGTTGTACTGGACCTTATTGCCGTTGTAAGTACTCTGCTGGCGGCCGAGGTTGTCGATTTCGTTAGATAGTGCGTTAGCGCGCGCCAGGTCGGCACGAGCGGCATTTGCTCCATTGGCGCCTTGAGCAGTAGCTTTCTGACTTCTTAACTGAGCTAACTGTGTCAACAGGTTCTGACGGGTAGTTTGCGAGGCTTGGCGGGCTGCATTCTCCTCGTTAGCTTTCCAGTCGCCTGCTTTCTTTTTTTCATCTTCGTAGTCATTCTTAAACTGACCCCACGTGGTGTCGATTTGCTTCTGGTTCTGAGCGTATGTTTGCCCTGCGCCGGCACGCTGTTGGTTGGCTTGACTCTGAACCGCGCGTCCTGCTAACTGCATGTCTGAACCAACAGCACCCATACTACCCAGCGAACGTAATAGTCCGCGTAAGCCAACAGATGCGCGGTCATTGATGTTATTGATGTTAGTACGGCGTTGCTGCTGATTTTGGCGGGTCTGGTCGTTAAATTGACCTTCTGCCTTGTTCCACGAACTTCTCAGCTCGTTCATTTTAGTGTTGTACTGGTTATTGATATTACCCAGACGCACGCCTAGCTGGTTGTCTACCCGGCCTAAGCCATGTTCTAGCTGACCGATACCTTGGTCGTATTCTGCTAATTGGGCAGCGCTAGCACGGTTACCACCACTGTATCCACTGCGCCAGCCGCCGCCGTAGTAGCCAAGGTTCAAATCTTGATTAGCGGCAGCCTTGTTACTCTTCTGCTCTTGCAACTCTTTCAGCTTTGCTTGCGATCTAGCAGATTCTGCGTTGTTTCTGTCGATAGTTTCTTGCAGTTTCCATGTAGGGGTTTGTCCAGTGACACCGGCAAACACACTGTCTACCCAGTCTTTTGCTAAGTTTTGATTTTGGGCACCTGGTCGAGGTGAATTCCACATCCATGCCATAAAAAAGGCTCCTTTTCTTAATCTGGAGCGTTATTGACAAATCTGGTATTTTTTGCTATAATCTAAATATGAAGAAAACTATCAATGTGGTAGTCTCCACTATAGTTACTATAGCCTTAGTCGTCTCTGTAATAGGGGTTTGTTTTGCTGTTAAGAGCTTTATTACTCCTCATAAGCAAGCATCGTCAGTCGATGCCGAGGAATCTGATGCGTCCCTTCCGCCAAAGGTTATTCCGCCCACCGAACAGTCCATACTTGCTGCCGTAAATGCTGAACGCGCCAAGGTTGGTGTAGCACCATTAAAGCTACATCCTAATATCTCAAGGACTGCTCAAATGAAAGCTGACGACATGATAGCCAGAAATTACCGAGGGCACCTCATGCCAGACACTAACCAGCCTCTCACAGAAGAGATGAGACAACTTCAATCTGCTGTTTGCGTAAACGCTAGCGAGAATTTGACATGGGATGACAATGTGACTAACACAAAGCAGTCAATGAATAGCTGGCTTAATTCACCACCTCACAAAGCTGCCATGCTCGACCCGAAGTATACCTACACTGGTATCGGTGTAGGTGATGGTAAGGTTGTAGTACAGCATTTTTGTGTGGCACGGTAGTTGTTTATCTACCGTGCCATGGCTCACATGCTATACCGTCGCCGTCTCGGTCAAGTTCTTCCCGATAGCCGGGTTCACCCTCACGGATTGATTCCGCGCCATCTGCACGAGCTTCAGAACAGTTTTCATAGTACACGTCGTCCTCATCATCATGATTGTCTTCATCGATAGGATCGTAATATCTACTGCTTGGGTTGGTGATACCTGAAGCATTGCTACCCTTGCTGTGAGTGTGGTTTGACTTTGTGCTGCTAGGGTTATCAAAGTAGCGGTTATACACATACATTCCGAGTATTACCATTCCTACTACCAATATACCAACAACAAAGTCGACAAGTTTATCTTTCATATCCTCACTCGTACAGCCACTCGCTTACTCCGCCATGATGTGAGCATGCGCCTCTTCCGGTAGCACTTGATTGCCAACCATCACGACAGATTGCTCCGACACGATAGTGTGATTGCTGCTGTACTGGTTGCGGCGCTGGCTTTGGTGTGCGAACAACAATATGAGGTGTTGGTTGTGTGACTACCTCTACCTTATCCTGATAGCCTGGTTTATTTGGTTTGCAAATCTTTTTGCTGCCAACAGCACCCTGTTGCTTGACTGATTCAGTATAGCCATATTGACCCACGCTTCCCTCGTACTGCGTTTCAAACGGTATTTCCTCCGTTCTACAATCTGAGTATGTTACAGGCTGTACGACTGGTGTCGCATGTTGTTGCTGTTGATTGTTGGTACTGCCCATTGCTCCAGCTATGCCGGCTAGTGCAATAATACCAATAGTGGCGCCAATAGCACCTTTAACGACTTGTGGTTTTGTTCCCATCTTAGTAAAGACTCCCATTTATTACTAAAGTATTTTTAGTATACACCACAAATACCAAATCTCTCAATAACACTCCAAATTATAAATATGCTATTAAATTGGATAAGAGTTGTCGTCTGCTGTCTGGTCACTCAGGGGGCCTATTCCTTTGCTCCGTACTGACTTGGGCGGTTTCGCGTTTCTTTGGCGATCACCTCGGATAACTGCTTATACAACGCTGCGACGCACGCTTCCCTCTTTTTGGATGACAACGCGCTCTCGTTTTTTGGAGTCACACTTCGTGCTTAATTGTAAGGCTATTATAGCATAAGCCAAACAAAAAAACCATTTTCCCCACGTGGGAAAAATGGTTTTCATCATCGTGGAGTTTTTTCTACTTATATCCCATCCGTCGCGAGTAATCATATATTTCATCGGTTATTTTTTCAGCGGCATCTACATCCTCGGCATTGTGAGCTCGGATTAACCTACGACGTAATTCGGTGAGTTTTTTGTCTTTTACTTGGCGTAATATCTTGTTGAATGTGTCATGGGCTAGTCTGCGCTCATGACGGGACTTGAGAGGGTCGTTAAATACCTCGCTCAGTCGCTTTAATTCTCCCTCTCTTGTTCCGTCCATTTGCTTAACTCCAAGCTTCGGTGACTTCAACCTCTGGGTCAATGTCGTCCAGCGGTTCAAACTCTGCGCTGATTACTCTAATAACCTTTTGCATGTTGTCGTCATTGACGTTGCCATAGAACTTCCGAGCAATTTCCATATGGCTCATGCCATGGTCGTAAGCGTCGACAATATCCTTTTTAGAGACACTACGGCTAACGACCTCGTCGTCTGAGCTAGCTTCCTTAGCGTCAGCGATAATTTTCTCAGCTTCCGCTTTAGCCTGCGCGATGATGTCAGCGGCGCTAGCCTCAGCTTCTTTCTTTGCCGCAGCGATTTGAGCCTCCATGTCGTTTGGAGTTTCCGCTTTAACCGGCTCTGATTTCGGTGGAGTTTTCTCTGCCATGTTATTTCCTTTCTTTGGCGGGGCGGCTCACACCGCCCCTGTTAATAGTTGCTAGTCCTTAGCACCCGTCTTAACGTTGATGATCCACTTTGGATCAAGCACTGCTGCTGCGAACGCTTCAGCCTTCCAACCAACCGTCATGAACTGGTTGAGCGGGTTAGAGGTATCGCCCTTGTCGCTGATCTTGATGATAATCTTCTTCAAGCCGCTACCTGCCAAGTCCACTACGCCGAATGCCTCTTGACCGTGGATGAAGTTTGAGTAAACAGTCTTAGTGCTTTTCTCCTCCATCTGATTGCTCGATGCCTCGATAAAGCGAACTTTATGCAAGCGCCCCAACTCGCCCTTGTACAGTTCTGGGCGGCCAGTATACTTCTGAGCATCGACCCATGCAGTATCGCCGGTGATGTTGTAGGCAGTATCTGGACCAACCTTACCCAAGAAATAGCCGTCAGGGTAGACCATCGCGTTGTTTTTCTTCAACGTGCGGACTGCTTTGCGAACTTCCGTAACGGTTAAAACGTCGTCGTCGGTAATGCCTGTTAACGCACTTTTACCATTAGCAAACTGGACGGTTGCACCTTGATGCAGTACGTTGCGAACCAATGCGTCGATTGTCTCGCCTGCGTTTTGCCCCATCATTTCAATCGTTTCTTTCATCTCACGATCGATTGATGTGTTATACAGCATACTCGAGACCTTTGTCCATTTACCGTAACCCTTTAGAGTAGCAGTAACCTTGTTACTCTTGATCTCGTCGTCCTGCGGGTTTTCACCTTCCACGAGCGGTGTAGTCGCCGGCGCGAATGGTGAACGCTTGGTGAAGGTAACGGTTGTACCGCTGTTTTTCTCCAAGGTTTTCTTTTTTGCACCTTCAGCATGAATCGTGCGCGCTTCACTGCGCTCCAAGAATGTTTTTTCCAGGTACTGGATCATCTCGGCTGAAAGTGTTGCGGTCGTGTTTGTTGCCATCTTTATAGCCTTTCTTAAACGTCATGTCCCTTTCGGCGAAGATAAGCTTCCATCTCTTTAGTGGACATCTTCTCGAACGGTTTCTCGACTCGGGCACCGCTACCGCGGAAATCACCTGCATCGTTTATCACCGTTCGTTTAGCACCCTTACCTCTCGCCTTATGGAATGACTGATATAGTTGATATATACTCTCGCGCGAACCAATAATATTGCCAGCGTTGTCGTAAATAAGCATTCCTTGTAGGAATTCATCTACATCAGCATCAAGTTCCGGATCATATTCATCAGATTCTGGGTCGAACTCTGGAAAGTCCTTGAGTGCCCGTTCAGCATCTGACGACATGCCACTAATTGATGCACTAACTTGAGCTTCGTAAGCCGCTTGCTCTTGAGCTTGCTGCATACCCACTAGCTGCTGCTGTAGTTGTAGGTTTTGCAACACCGCCTTAGCTTCAAATTCAGTAAAGAAATCTCCCGTTTCCGGGTTCTCCGTCTGCATAATCTGCTCTAGTGTTGGTAGCGGCCGGTCTTGCATTTCAGGTGGTGTCTCCTGATAATGCTGCGCCTGCTCTTGTTCCAACTGCTGGCGGTAAGCTCTTGCTTCATTCCGCCTGGCAACTAATTCGCGGATAGCTCGATTGTCTTCCTCTATATCGCGTTCTAGTTGCTCTTGGCGGGCTTCCTTGCCCCGTTTCGGCTTCGGGTCATCGTCTGACTTGTCCTCGGATTCGTCCTCTTTGGATTTATCAACTTTGACACGTACCACCTCACCGCTATCTGAGATAACTGCTTTGGTGTCTGGCTCGCTCGAAGCCTCAGAGTTTTTCGTTTCAGCTGCCGTCGACTCAGCTTGGGTAGACTCCTGCTCTACCTCGGTATTTACGACTTCTTGGCTTTCCGCTTCTGTTTGCGGCATAGCACCCTCCTTCTCGTTACATTGTTTTGACGTCGATTACAGGTGACGAACCTGGGCTGCGTGAGATGCGCTCCTTTGGTTAGCTACTAGCGAGGATTTAGCCAACCAAAGCAACGTACCTCTCTAAATAGAGTTGATAATGTTTTCCAATTCGCTCCTTTCTTGTCGTAAAATCCGTACAACTTCCTTGTGCGCCAGCATGTAAATCGATAACTGCTCTTTGTCGATAACGGCTTCATTTGGGATAGCATCAAGCGATTTGTAATAATCGATCCGCTCGTTCCATCGGTCTACAATTTGCTGCAACTTATTCAGCTCCTTAGCTACAGCAGCATTTTCCTCTTCCTTGGCTTTTTCGCGCTGCTCGTCCATGTCGGCATTCGGCACAAAGTACTCAGTGCTGCGTGGGTATAGATTGTCTTCCATTATTCATCCTCCTCTTTCTGGATAACGCCCATAATGGAGGCGATTATCTCTTCCTCTGTAAAACCTTTTTCAATCATGCTCGGTACTTCGGCGATTAGACTCTCTGGCGTACCAATTTGGCGCAATTCATCGATTAGGCTCTGTTCAGCGGCTTCCTGTGGCTCAGTTGACATTTCTACCGGCGCGGTCTCGCCTGTTACTGTCTCAGTAGGCTGTTCTATCTCAGCTTCTGGCGTTTCGCTCTCGGTCTGCTCCATCGGCTGTGCCCCCTGTGCTTGCATCTGCTGCATTTCTTCCATCTCTTCCTCGGTAACCTTCAATTCGTCCAGTCCGTCAATGCCAGAGTTGGCGACGATTGCATTCCACGCTGCCAGCTTTTTCTTGATTGGTACGACTTGGTTGAGTGATTGGCTAGCATCCAGTGTTTGAATCAGTGTTTTCAGCGCATCAAGTTGTGCCGCTTCACTGTTGACTTTGGTGGTTGAGGCATCAATCTTAAACTTCAATACACCTTGTGCTTTAGAGAAATCAATAGTTGCTACGTTATTTTCGTCTAGTTCAACGCCGTCCAGACTGTGACCATCACGCTCCAATGCTCGCAATTTCTCGGCCGTTTCATCATCAAGCTGCATTTTCTCTATACCGTTACGCTCAGCAAAATACAGATTGATAGCTGTCTCGCTCCATTCCTCGAAGAATGCTTCAAAGCCCTTACGGAGGGCGTTATCATCAATGGATAGCTGTGCTTGTTGAGTCTTAAGAGCTTGCGGTGTCTTGCCAAAGCCAGGGTTGCCAACCTCAGCACTGATTGAGGTATCTGGGCTATTAACCAGGTTTAACATCTGCGACTTCTGTAAACCGTACAGGTTCGGATATTCGCGTAGGGCGGTCGTGTCGACATTCATCACCTCGATGCGCGCGTTCTGATCTTGAATCTTATTGACAGCATTAGCGCCAAAGTTGAGCCGGCGCTCATTGACGTTACCAAAAACATTAACGGTTGGCTGCAATGCTGCGGCGCGGTTGTATTGATATGCCTGCATATCGCCATCAATCAGATTTTGCAGAGGCCCAATAAGTTCCAGCACGCTGCGTCCAAGCGGGTTGGCGCCATCGGCGTCGTAGAAATACCAAGAGATAGGTATCTTACCGCGTGGGTCTTTATTTTGCTTACGTCGCACAATCTTTTCAGTAGCAGGATTGAAGGTATAGAACGTTGCACCAACACCAACCTGAAAACCAGTCACAATTTCAATACCTGACGGGTCAAGCGACCGTTCCTGCTCAGCTTCGTTCTGTGCTTTGTCGTCTTTGCTGATGATGGCATCCTTGATTTCTTCTAAAGCTTCCAAGTCCCACGACGGCTCATACTCTGCATTCTCTTCCTTAGCTTTGCGACGGCGTTCTTTTTCAGCATCAATAAGCTGCTCGACGTCAGCCTCTTGCCACCATGAACGCATGAATACATAGCTGCAATCGCTAGCAGATT